CGGGCCAGTACGCCCTCCTCCTCTTCCTCGACGGCTTCCCGTACGTCGAGCACACGGCCCGCAAGCACGCCGACTTCCTCACGGAGCTCAACGCCTGGAAGCGCAAGACCTACCCGTCGCTCTCCCGATCCGATGTCCGCTTCTTCACGCTTGCCCCGAACGGGGAAATAAAGGAACTTGCCTTCAACCGATGACCAACCGCGACAACATCAAGCGCCTAGTGGAGAACATCACCGGCTGTCTCGCCACCGTCCAGCACATCGCCGGACGCTACGAACAGCACGACGCCGACATCATCACGCTGTCCGACCTCAACCGCTCCGCCATCACCGAGCTGCAAGTCTTCTCCGATCACATCGAGACGGCTGATGAGGCCGCCGCCGTGAAGCCCCTGCACGACCGGGTCCATGTCCTGGTCGTCCAGCTGCGCGTCCTGCGGAACACGCTCGAACAGATGGAGAACGCCGCGGAGAAAGCCCTCGAGGATGTCCGCCATATCTCCGCCTCCGTCGAAGAAGCCGACCCCGAAGATGACAGCCTGTGAATTATGCAAGGGGGCTTGCTGTGAAAGCATCGTCCTGCCTATCAACGCAAGCCCGACGACTACCGAGTTTTACGCCGCCCGCGGCGAGGTCTTCATGATCAGCGGAAGCACCTACGCCGAAGTCCCTGCCCGATGCCCGCACCTGTCCGGCTCTGGCAAGTGCAAGACCTACGCCAGCCGCCCGGTCGCGTGCTCCCGCTTCACCGTCGGCTCGACGATGTGCCTGACCGCCATCGAACGCCGCCGACCCGCCCAGGCTAAGGCCATCATCGCCTTGCTCTGACCCTTCCCACCACAACCCAGAACACCAAACACCGAACACCAATGCCCGACCTCATCACTGAACGCGTCATCTATGACGGCATCCAAGCGCTTAACCAATCCGGCGCCAAGGAACTGCTCAAGTCCCCCGCCCATTACCAGGCGTACCTCGCCCGCACCCGCGAAGAGTCCAAGGCTCTCCGGGTCGGCACCGCCGTCCACAAACTCGCCCTCGAAGGGCTGGACGCTTACAACGCCACTCACGCCATCGCCCCCGAGGTCGACAAGCGCACGAAGGAAGGCAAGGCCGAGTGGGCCGAGTTCGTCACCGCTAACGAAGGCAAGGCCATCCTGACCGCCGATGAAGGCGCCTTGGTCGACGCTGTCTCGAACGCCGCGATCGGCTGCATGAAGGAGCACGGCATCGTCCTCTCCAAGACCGAGGTCATGTTCACGGCCTTCCTTGGCGATGTCCTAGTCAAATGTGCAATCGACGGCATCTCCGACGACGGCTACATCTACGACCTCAAGACCTGCGAAGACGCAAGCCCCCATGGCTTCCTTCAGGCCGTCCGCAAGTATCGCTACAACCTCCAGGCTTACTTCTACCGGCACGCCGTCGAGGCCGCCTACAAGTGCCGCGTCCTCGGCTTCCGATTCATCGCCGTAGAGAAGGAACCGCCCTATGCGACCGCCGTCTATGAGCTCGGCCCGGAACTGATGACCAACGCCGCCTTCGACTTCGAGCGCGCCATCAAGGCTTACAAGGATTGCACCGCCTCGGGCGAGTGGCCCGGCTACCAGAAGGAGATCACCACCATCGACATCGCCGCCAAGCCCAGCGCCGCGACCAACATCTCCTTCGCCTAATCTACCAACATGGAACCCAATAACGACCGCCCGCCCCTCAAGTCCATCGAAGTGAATGGCACCTACAAACTGAAGCTCATCAAGCCGAAGTTCGAGAAGGTGAAGCACAACGAGGACGGCACATCCTCCGCCCGCCTGTTCTTCCTCGACGACCAGGGCAACTGCCTCTCCAAGTCCTACGGCTCCAAGTACGGCAAGCCGCTCGCCATGCTCATCGGCAAGTTCTCCGGCAAGTTCACCGAAGAGCTGCGCCTTGACGCGACCCCTGCCGAGTTCATGCAGTACATCGAGCCCGCCTGCGGCAAGACCTGCCTGATCGGCGTCGAGGCCATCCCGAACGGAGAGTGGAACGGCAAGCCCCAGTTCAAATACAAGCTGACCTTCCCCAAGGGCGGCCAGAAGCCCATCGTGCCTGAGTCCCACACCGAAGCCCCGCCCTTCTAGTCCATGACCGAGGCACCCACGCCCATGGCCGCACCGACCCTTGTGCTGATCTCCGGGTTTGCTAGGGCCGGGAAGGACACTCTCGCCTCCGGGCTTCTCGAGTGGTCCACCCGCCCTGCCGAGCACATCAACTTCGCCGACGCCCTCAAGGAGGCCGCGAACCACTACATGGATTACCTGGGCATCGACGGGAACTTCTTCCGCGAGGACTTCAAGTGCGACAACCGCGACTTCCTCGTGCACGCGGGCAAGTTCGCACGGCGCCTAGACAAGGACGTGTTCGCCCGCCACTTCGCCAACTGGTGCCCGGTCATGAAGCACCACGACCAGCCCTCCCCCGAGACGGTCGTCTGTTCCGACTGGCGCTACATCAACGAGCTGCGCGTCTGTCAGGACATCCTCTGGGAGAAAGGCTGGAAGGTCCGCACGGTCTACGTCGCCACCGCTGGCGTCGGCCCCGCTAACGATGAAGAGTTAGACAGCATCGCCGAGATACGCGCCGCCCACCTGTTCGACCAGGAGTATATCTTCAAGCCTGACGCCCGTAACCAGATCATGTCGGAGGGCCGGCTACTCGCCAAGTCATGGAGACTCTGACCCCTGAGACTCTGGCGTGGGCCCGCAAGGTCGGCCTGCCTCCCGAGCGCGTGGCCTTCCTGCTCGCCTGCCCGAAGTATACCGTGTGCCACGGACAGCGTAAGTCCGAGCGCAACGTGAAGGACAACCCGAACCACCACCTTCAGCGCCTGGGCGACTGTTATTGGTTCCGCCTGCGTCGTCGCGGCAAGGACATCGTCGAGAACATCGGCGGCGACCTGACCACGGCCCGCAGCCGACGTGACGAGATGCTTGCGGCCTTCGATGCCGGCAAGCCCATCCCTTACCTCGCCAACAAATGAGCACCCCGACCCGCTTCGTTGCCTTCGGCGACAACCACGGCGACATGGCCGACGAGAACGCCGTCGAGGCCCTCGTCGAGTTCATCAAGGACTACAAGCCGACCGTGCGCGTCCACCTCGGCGACTGCTTTGACTTCCGATCGCTCCGCCGTGGAGCCGGGCAGGATGCCGAAGGCGCTGAGTCCCTCATCTCCGACATCGAGGCCGGCGAACACTTCCTCGAGCGCACCAAGCCCACGGTCTACCTGATGGGCAACCACGAGCACCGGGCCCAAGCCCTTCAGCATACCTCGGGCTCCGCCCTGGTACGCGACTACTGTGCCGACCTCGAGGCCCGCATCAAGACCACCGCGAAGAGCTGCGGAGCCAAGACCATCCTGCCCTATCACGCCGAGAAGGGTGTCTATCGCCTTGGGCAGGTCGCCTTCATCCACGGCTACGCCCACGGCCTCAACGCCACCGCCGAGCAGGGCAAGCACTACGCCGACCGTGGCGGCGCTCTGATCCACGGACACACGCACACGCTCGCCCAGGTCAACTTGACCAAGGCCGAAGGCGGCGCGGCCTTCTCCGCCGGCTGTCTCTGCCAGAAGGACGCCATGGCCTACGCATCGCACCGCCTAGCCACCTCCCGCTGGGGCTCGGGCTTCGCCGCTGGCTGGGTCGACGGCAAGGACTGGAAGGTCTGGCTTGTCCACCGCGTCGGCTCCCGCTGGGTCTGGACGACCGACCTCAAGGTCTTCACCCCGAAGGCCCGATGAAGCGCTTCGACGCCCACGCGCTGCTGGCCGCCCTCAAGGACGAGCCAAGGGAAGACCTAGACGGCTGGATCAGGACCATCGAGGTCGCCCCGCTCCTGGGCCTCAAGACCCTCGCCGGTGTTCGCGGTCCCATCGCCCGCATCGTCAAGGCAGGCTTCGCCGAAGAGCGCCGCGTCAAACGTCACCGCCTAGTCTATCGCTTGTCACCACGCTTCAAGACCTGGGCGAAAGCCCAAGAGGCCGCCCTAGCCCTCGAAGCCTTCAAGAGCCCCGCAGGCTGGGTCACGCTCACGCAGTACGCCCGCAAGAGCCGACGCACCGTCCGAGGCATACAGTACCGTATCGACGGCGCTGACATCGCCCGCAAGGTCTTCCGCACGCCTCGCCCTGTCCCCCATTACCGCAAGACCGACCTCGACCGCATCCTACGCAAAGCATCTTGACCACGGGCACCCACGCGCCCAAACCCCAACCCTCTCTTCCATGACCCCTCCGAACAACGTGCCGGCGGAACGCCACCTCCTCGGTGTGCTTCTCCGTGACGCGCTCCCTTTCCCAGCCGACCTATCTCACGACGACTTCTTCGAGCCCGCCCACGCTGACATCGCCCGGGCAATCTGCTCGCTTCAGCTCGACGGCATGGTCGCCGACGAACTTACCGTCACCGAGCGACTTCGCTTTGACCGATCGCCAGTGGACGCCACGACCGTCTCGCTCCTGGTCACCGAATGCGGTCAATCGACATATCGCCCCGAACACGTCGACATCATCCGGCGCATGGCGACCTTACGCGAGGCTGCCAACCTCGCAGGACACGCCTTAGACCCGACCACCGACCCGGATGTCCTGCTCGACCATTATGCCCGCCTCGCCGACAAGCGCAAGGGCTCAAAGGTTAAGCACGGCCCCAAGCGCATGGCCTTCGACGACCTGATGGCCTTCGACCGCAAGGACGACCCGAACACCGTCCTCGGCAACCGCTGGCTCTGCAAGGGCGGCTCCCTCCTGATCGTCGGCCAGTCCGGCACGGGCAAGTCGTCGCTGATGATGCAGGCCGCCGTCCATTGGGCCCTAGGCCGTGACTTCTTCGGCATCAAGCCAGCCCGACCTCTGCGGGCCATCATCCTACAGGCCGAGAATGACGCGGGCGACGTCTCCGAGGCTTTGCAGGACGTCGTGGCAGGTGCGTACCTCGACAGCACCGAGCGTGACCAGCTGCGCGAGTCCCTTGCCATCTTCCGCGACACCGTCAGCACAGGTACCGCCTTTACCGCCGCCCTCGCCGACCTAGTCCGCGAACACCGGGCAGACATCGTGTTCGTCGACCCGCTGCTCTCCTTCGCCGGCATCGACGTCTCCGACCAGGAGCAGGCGTCCAAGTTCCTGCGCCATGACCTCGCCCCGATCCTGCTCGAGACAGGCGCCGTCCTCGTGGCCATGCACCACACCGGCAAGCCCAAGGCCGCCAGCGATAAGGAAGGCCACACCGTCGCCGACCTAGCCTATGCGGGCCTAGGGTCGTCCGAGTTCACCAACTACTTCCGCGAGGTCGCCGTCCTCTTCCGATGCCAAGGTGACGAGCCGATCTACAAGTTCGGCCTGACCAAGCGCCGTGGCCGTGCCGGCCTCCGAGACTCCGAAGGGCAGTTCAAGGGCGAGATTCACATCCGCCACGCCGCCGAGAAGGGGGTCATCAGGTGGGAATACAGCCAGCCCCCCTCCCAAAGTGGGGTTGAGGTCGCCCCAAGGCATAGCGATTCCAGCCCCGCCAAGGGGTCGCCAAGGCGTTTGAAGGTCAACTGAGGGTCAACACCCGTACCCCCACCTTTAAGCCAATGCTAAATCCCTTATCAACATCCGACTCAACTTCCGTCCCATATCCTACGGATAAGGGTGACTCTAGTCTCACCCCTTGTCGCTTACGCTCGGGGTTCGACCGAGTCTCTGGCGAGGAGGCAA